TAGTCATAGTTTCTATATCGTGTATAAGTTTTCTTACCATTTCAGTTTTATTATTCTGGTTAGTAGTAAATCCTTTTACTCTTCTAAACTTATCTCTCATTAGGTCATATACACCTCTACCTACACCATTTATTTCTATATTACCTCCTACTACGTTATATCCTCGTAACTCCTCGGTAAATCTTGTCGCTACGGTATTTATATCGGTATTCCTTAATGTTACTATTTTCATTACTCTACCAATAGGAGAGACACAAGTTAGTACTGATGCATCATCTGATAAGCCAACATCTACTCCTATATATACATCTCCTCCTTCTCTATATTCTCCTACGTAAGCTACTTTATGTATTGACTTAAATACGTCATTAGCTGCATCTCTAAACTCGGCAAGGTATTCTTGTGCGTATATATCTTCTGGTAAACTCTTTTTAGCTTCATCTAATAATGTTTGACTTATGTATGGGCATTCTTCTAGAGTTATTCTATGGCTTATAGTATCTTCTTTCATATACCACGAGAAAAAATGGTTGCGTCCTGCTGGTGTAGATACTAGTAAACACTTTTTACCATTAGGGTTAAGAGTTGGTAACAATATAGTATTTATAACACTCTCCTTCACATACGCACTTTCATCTATAATTAAATGTGTAAACCTAAACCCACGAATATTATCGGCCGAGTCACTAGATAAAAACTTTATTGTACTGCCGTTTATAAAGCTTATAGTAGCTTCTTGTCTGTTACTTGATTCTACTAAGTCAGGTGCTGCTGCTACTATCTGGTCTAATACACTCTTTGCTTGACTAAACGTCGGACTACACCATCCTACTCTTTGATTCTTTTTTTGTAATGCCCAGAATAAGGAGAAATTTATTGCTGCTAAAGTCTTACCGGACCCTCTAGGAGCTACTAATACACCAAATAAGTCATCAGTGACTACGAACTTATCTATAAAGGCTTGTTGTGCTTTATAAGGTTGAAATAAAGTAACGTTCATTTAGTTCTCTGGTGGAGTAAAAGATACATTTATATCTCCAGTAACAGCAGCTTCTATCTTTTGTATCTCATTACCTGTATAACGAAATACTTTAGCTATAGCAGCATCTCTTACTTTAGGGTTTTCATCGGCCATTAATCTTATTAGTTCTTCTACTGCCGGTGTTAGTTGTCTTTCTAATAAGTCTTTCCATATAGTAGTATGATAATGTTTAGCTTTTAAAAAGTATTGGCAGCATTGTTGCTCTGATTTGCCATACTCTTCTTTAGCCCATTTAACGTATCTCTCTTGTGTATAATTTTCATTATAACGTAAGTCGTACGCTTTCTTTACTATATCTTCTATTTCCTTATTGTTACTTTTGATACCAGCCATGATATACCCATTATATATTTCCTATAAATAGCTTGTTTTACTCTTTTATGATTACCCCGTGTCCTATGTTGTTTTTAAAGTCTACTATTTTAGTATAATCTATACCTTGTTTTTCAAAGTAATCTTTTACTGCTGATCTTACCTGAGGAAATGTACTACCTATTAACTTAGTAGGACTAAACAGATCATCTATTACTATGGTACCTCCTTTAACCATTCTAGGGTAAAAGTATTCTAACCCTACCATTGTACTTAAATAAATGTCTGTATCTATATGTACAAAGCTATATGTATTGTTTTCTAAACCTATTGTTGTATCTGGAAATATGCCTTTCTTTAGTATTACATTCTCTAACTGTTTTAACTCTTCTAATACTTTATCCCACTCTATGGTTTTAGTTCCCCAATCTTTCCATCTATCTGCTTCTTTTTCTGTATACTCTTTTGGTAATGCTGCAAAACCTTCAAACGTATCAAAAGCATATATTGTTGTATCTTTAAAGTAATGATTTATAAGTTTTATTGTACCTCCATAAGCTACTCCTAACTCAGCTATATCTTCTTCTACTTTTAAACTTCTTAGTATACCGTCTATAGATCTAAACCTTTCTGACGGTATTGTTTTAGTTTGTTGGTTTTGATATTTTCTATAAAACTCTTTGTATAAATTCATTATTCAGCTAAATGTGCGTATTTGCAATTGTCCATAACTATTCTATTCCAATCTCGTTCTAAATACTTTCTTAGTATTTCTACTTTGTCAAACTCCCAACCCATTTCTTTAAACACTGGTTGTAATCTATAATTACTCTGACCGCAGTATATGTATATATCACTATTGTAAAACTTTGGTTTAAGAAACTTTCTAAATCTAAGGTTAAACACTCTACCATAATTTGTTATACAGTAACCTCTTTCTAGTATTGTATATCTTTCTCCTGGTTCTAAATACTCTTCGATTAATCTTGGATTACCTTTAAACCTTTCTGCTATTGATGTTTTATACTCTATATGGTCTGTAAAATCATCTTCACCATTATAGTATTTGTTTAATGCTATTTCGTACTCTTTGTCTGTAATGTAGTTATTGTGTCTGGACATTTAAAAACTTTTTATATAACTGATCTACCATTCTCTTTAGTGAACCATACTCACACCCGCATGATCTTCTATGTATTTTATCGTACCCTTTTAGTACTTTTTCTGCATATAAATAGTCATACACAACATTACCTCTCATCGGTTTATCGTAACTTTCATTAGTAAAATGGTTTAGTAACCAATTCTTATCTTTATCACTTATTTGTACCATGCTTCTACTCTATCAATAAGATGATTTATAAAGTATGCAGTTAGACTAATAAGGCAGGCTGCTATAACGTCCCAAAACAAAAGCAATGAGAATATAAAAGAAAAGCATTTAGGACAATTAAATATAGTACGGCAGGTACGTCCTAAATAGTTATTGGGCATTTTGTCAAGCAGCCAATCCTTAAAAGGTTGCAGAGGTGTATAAAATCCAGTAATGAATATACTTATAACTGCAACTCCAAATCCATAATAAATAGAAGGTTCTATCATTTACGTAACTCGTCTAGATAGTCTCTTACTATCTTTTTTATCTTAGATACTTTTTGTGACTCTCGTCTTTTTTTACGTTTCTTATACCACGCTATTGCTTTAGGGTAAACTAATGAGAGCATTAAAGCAAATAATGCTACGTTAACCCACAAACTAATTTGTAAAGCTATCTCAAATGTTGACATGTTTCTTTAATTTTTTTTAATGTCTTCTTTAGACCCTGTTGTAGCTGAGCATAAGGTATGTCATATTTCTTAGCTATGTCTGTATACTTACTACCCCACTGTATTTTCTCTGTAAGTAACATTTTCTCAAAAGGATCTAATTTAGACATTTGTTTGTTTATACATTCTTGTAAGTCTGATATTTCATCTTCAAATGGTTCTTTTAAACCATCAGTCTTATAGTCGTATGTACCTACATATAGTTCTCTGGTTTGACCTACAAACTTTCTATGTGTATGCCAGAACCTTGTAGTCATTCCTCTTTTAAGTTGAAAGTTCATTATATAAGTTATAAAGTTTTCTAATTTACCTTTATTAAGTGTTTCTATTTGATCTTCTATAGGCTTTTCTAAGAACATTTCTATACTTAATTGTAGTAAATCATCACCCCATTTATTATAACCTTGTCCGCAAACGTTTCTACAATTTATTTTAAGCTGAGGGAATACTTTAGTTAGTTCTTCTCTTACTCTTATCTCATCTTCAGTTAACTTTTTCATTTCCAGTTATATCTTTAGGATAAAATTTTCCTAATATATTAGAGTTTTTGCTCATTGGATTCCTTAATGCTTGTAAGGTAAATAAAGCTTCTGTCTCTAAAAATGTTAATTCCTTTTTATTGTAAGCAAAGTCTATAATAGTTCTATCTACTATCTCCCATGATTCTAATTGTTTAAAGTATTTATTCGAAGAACAATAATCTAACCATTTAGATTCTTTCGTAACTTTCCTTTTCCGTTTAGTACCTTTAAGGGGGTTTTTTGTAACCGTAGAGTATAAACTCTTTTTACCTATATACCAATACCCTGTAACGTCCGTTAAGATATATATAAATCCATAAGCCCCCTCAGGTACATCTTCAATAGAATTGATTTCTTGTTGTTGGTATTTCCAAGCTACCATTAAGACTGTAAGTTCACGTTTCCATCTGAGTTATAGAATTTTTCTCCTCCTGATAAGGAACCTTCTTCAGTAACTTTTTTTAACTTAGGTAATTTAATTGGTGAAGGCTTCATAGCATTTTGTACGTTAGCCGGACCTGCTTCTCGATACTCTGTAGTACTCATTCCAGCAGTTGCTGCATTCATACCATCAGTAATAGCTTGTACTGCTGTTGCTAAGTCTTGTAATAGCTTATTTTGTTGAGCATCACTTGCTTTTAGTTCAGAGATCATAGTAAAAGCATCGTATTCATTTAGAAAAGCTTCCTCTTCATTCATTACTACTTTAACCTTAAGCTTTGGCTTTACTTGACCTTGGTAATCTCTTTTTCCTTGTTTAGGTATGTATTTGCTCATAATAAATTAATTAATGCTTGATATTGTTTAGATGTTATTCTATTGTGTTTAGTTCCAAACTCGTAGATATTTTTTACAAATGCTTTTTGTTTATCACTAAGGT